TATATTCAGATTACGGCTCCACAGGGGTCATGATTGTATTGTTTTCTGGAATGTTGTATTGGTTTAGGGGATTTGTAGAAAGGCTTGTAAACAATAAACTGGAAGACCTTGAGGAAGAGATACAGCAAAACAGGAAAATATTGGTAAAATTAATAGACCGATGGAATGTAGCAGATGCCTCAAGGGATAAAAGATATGACAATCTCGTTGATAATGCAGAACGAAGACATGAAAAATTAACACATGAGTTAAGGACTCAGAGCGAGGCTTTAAACTGGTTGAAGGGTAAGCTTGATAATAAGTGAAGAAAATGAAAAAGACTAGAATAGGAAGTGGACGCGGTACTAAAAAAAAGTTCAAGAGTTATCGTGGGCAGGGCGGAAGAAAAAGATGAATCATAAGGAAGTTGAGAGTTATAGGACTGCTGTACAGTCGCGGTTAGAGGAGTTGACGTTAATGAACGCCAAGCAAAGTTCTGATATGCACTATGTCAAGGAATCATTAGATGAGGTAAAGACTTTAATTAAAGAACAGAATGGTCGGGTAAGAGAATTAGAGGGTGGTATGTCAGGTATAAAAGCCATAGGTGGTATGCTGTCTGCTGTATTCTCAGGTTTATTTGGTTATCTGTTCACGAAAGGGTAAAACATGGACATTAAAAAAATGTTAGTTGATTTAGCGGAAGCGCAGGCTGATAAAGTAAAAGATGAAATGATGAGCCAGCTTGATTCCAGCGAAATGGAAGAAAAGATTGCTACAGCAATAAACGCTAAGATAGATATACCATTTGTATCAGAAGATAAGGAGCAAATATTCTTTGAAAAAGTTGTTGATGTTGTTACTGATTTGTTGCACGGTATTCTCAAGGGGAAATAGTTTGTTAAACGAACCGCAAGTTAAAAACCTCATTGAGAGGGTCTTAAAGAAGATGGATTTGCATTCACCTGAAGCATCCGATCTTGTATACAAGACTGGCAAGGTAGAAAGCGGATATAAGTATATAAGGCAGATAAAGGGGCCAGCGAGAGGACTTTTTCAATGCGAATCATGGGTGGCGGTAGATATATGCAAGAACTATCTCGCCTATCGTAAGGGTCTTATGCGCAAGGTGGCTGACGCTACGAAGGTAAAGCTATCTTATTTTGTAGACCCCAAAGAAGAGGACTGGAGCTATATACTGGAAACAAATATAGCCGCTCAGATAGCTATGTGTCGCTTGCACTATAGGCGTATACCTAAGCCGCTCCCGTCAAGTCCAGAGGGTCAGGCTAGGTATTGGAAAAAGTATTATAACAGCATGGCTGGCAGGGGAACGGTAGAAGACTTTTTGGTGAGGTCAGTGTAGTGCCGAAACAGCGTTATACGATCAGGGATTTTTCAGGTGGTATGAACTCTAAGAGAGACCCCCGTGATTTACAGGAAAATGAATGTGTTTTTATTCAGAATATGTCTATAGATGCATTGGGTAAAATAAAGACAGCTGGTAAACTATATCCTCATATAGAGAATCAGGATGGTAGTACTGATCTTTCTGAATATATAGTTGAGCAGACTTCTGGGTTTACTGGTGGCGGTGGTTATGGATTGTTTTATTTTGAATCAGACCACAGTAGAGACTCTGAGAATACTATTATATATACAGAGGGCAGTACAAATCTTACAATAGGAACAAGCAATGGTAATATTAATTTTACAGCAGTACGCACAATACCAGATGATCCACCCACAGACCCGAGTAAGGAAATGGTTTAATTATGGCGACACCATCAGAAAGTTATATGACATTAGTTGGCGGTACTGATAATGGTAATAGTACAATATATACTGCTGATGATTCTGCTACTCAAAATCTTATTAAGATCGGTGATAATATTAAAATATCAGGTACAGCTAGTAATAATGGTGTATTTACCGTGACAGATATTACGACTGATGGAAGCCCTCTTGGTACTACTGGTGATGTATATTATGTATTAAAGGGTCGCGGGTTAACAAATGAAAATAGTGGTGGCGATCCAACAATAGAAGTTATACGGGCGCCGGGTGATAAACTTATAGCTCTTGGAGATGTAGATGGAGCCCGCAATATTGATATTTGGTCTACTAACGCAACAACAGATTATACAACAAAAGGAAATGGTTGGACAGCCGCGGCTATCCAACCAACCGTTTCCGGTAATGACAATCAGTATATATTCCATTTTGCAGATGAGGCGTTACGCGTTTGTAATGTTAATGAAAATAATGCCAGTATGATAAAGTGGTATGGCTATATACAGAGACATCAGTTTAGCCATGCAAATGGTCTTGTATTTTCAGAATGGCAAGAGCACCCCAACGCATTAAACCCACCAAAAAGCTCTGGCGGCTTCAGCTATGCCTATGGGCATGTAAATCATGCCGCTGATACAGGTTCTGATGGGCGAAATTATTACCAGAACAATAGGGGTGTTGCAATAGCTAAAGAGGCTGGTACTGATTCTGATTTAAGCGGCACTGTTGCAGATATACAATTAAATGGTGCACATAATTCGACAGCTACTGCCTTTACTTTTGAAAATGGTAATGCAACTGCAAATATATTAGATCAAAGTATTGTTGGTGAAGTAATTACTATAGATGAAGCTCTTGGTACGGCTCCGAGAGAATATTTATTTTGTACAAAAACATCTGGATCGGCTGGTTCTACTATAACATATAGTCGTTCATATGGTGGTAGTTTAGGTGGTACCGCTCCAGATACATATGGAGATCAGGATACCCCCATTATAAATAGAGGAGTGGGGTTTAATATAGGTATAGACGATGGTACTCAGGCGGGGGAATGGGAAGCTGGTACATATGAATTTCACCAGACTTTTATATACGATGGCAATCAAGAATCTATACCAGTTCAAATGGGCAACGGTGCTTCTACTATCGCGACTTTCACACACGCCTCAGCTGGGAATTTAGCCTTACAGATTTCTGTTTATGCTGACGTTGCTTATAGCGGCAGAATTTCTGGCGGAAGAATTTATACAAGAATAAGCGGCTCTGATGACGATCTGACACTTTTGATTGATATAGACATTGTAAAGGGGGTAAAGACGACAATAGATGGTGAGTATACTGCTTGGACATATCAAACTGGTAAAGGTTATTATGTTGTAGCTCCTGCTGGCGGTAATTCAATGAAGCCAAATTTGGATACTTACAACACAATAAATGGTTATCCTCCAGATGTTAAGTTCATGTCTATAGGCGGTATGAACGAACTATATAAGGCTTCTGTTATAGCTGGGCGCAGGGTATTTATAGCAAATGTAAAGACGTTTGGATTTACAGGAGAGCTTGAAAGGTTTGGCGACCGGATAGTGTATAGTGAGGCCGGTAAGTTTGATACCTTCCTACCGCATAATTTTATAGATGTTTCTAAAGGTGACTATGGTGAGTATACAGCATTGGAAACATATGCTGACAGGTTGCTGGCTTTTAAACATAATCTTGTACATATAATTAATATAGCTAATCCAAATCCTGCTAACTGGTATTTAGAAGATACTGTAAAATATTATGGTGTTACATTTCCATTTAGCGTAACTAAAACAGAGTATGGTTGTGCTTGGGTTAATGAGGCTGGCTGTTTTCTGTATGATGGTAACAGGGTAAGAAATCTAGTAGAGAAAAAGCTGGGTATTAGTGCCTCTGCAAATTCAGCGGCCAGCGCTTGGTATCTTTTAGGTCGGGGCAGTATAAACAATAAAGCGGCAATGATTGGCTATGATGCAATGAGTAACTCGTTAATAATAATGCGCAATCCCCGCGATTCTTCTTTAAACAGCAATCAGGCTTACATATATGATTTTGATACTGGGGGCTGGGTGTTTAATAATACAATATTTACAGACAGTGAAACGATTACAAACTTTGTTACTGACTGGAATAATAATTTAACAGTTGGTATAAATGTAACTGGCGATACTGCTGATGCTAACTTCTTTAAATATTTACCAATACCAGCAACAAGTGCAAGTCAACAACTTATAACTCGGGACATAGATTTTGGGCAACCGGGGCTGACAAAAAAGATATATAAAGTAATAGTAACATATAAATCTGATGGCGCTGAAACGACGCCGTTCACATATGCGATTGATGGTATACAAAACTTTTCAGGTGCGGGTGGTGGTACTTTTACAGGGAATTTGGCTGACACCTCAGGTGTGTGGGACGTTGTAGTGCTAACACCATCGTCTGTAATATCGTGTCAGAGTATTCAAATAAAGTTTGCACCGGGTACTACTGGCATTTTTGAGATAAACGATATAACTATAGAATACAGGGTACTACAAGAGAAGGCATACTCATAATGGCCGATGAAAGACAGATAAGAAAACTGTTTAACACAAAGCAGGATATTATAGAGTTTAAAGGTATACCATCAAAAGATAGTATAGGTGATGGTCAGATAGCTTTTGCTAAAGACCCAACTGGACGTCTTGCTTTGTTTCGCAAGGCTTATGGAAAACTTTGGAAAACATATATGACTTATAATGGTGATCAGGTTGTTGATCGCGATTTAAAGGTTGGTGGTTCATTAACTATAAGGGGTAATTTAAAAGGTGCTCGCGCTTATTTTGGTGGTGGAAACGCATCTGCTATGTCGGCTTCTGGTTATTTAAAATCATTTGACGGGCTTACGATGTCTTCCACTATTGGGTATCAGATGTTGCGCGACGGTAGTATAACAGGTGTTAGTGCAAGATATAATATTACAGCTACTGGTTCTTCTGGTAGAATACGGGCGCGGGTTATGAAGGCTGGATCAGCAGTTTTTCAAGCTTCAAATACTAGTATATCTGGAACGGGTATGGACTCGATTAGAGCCACGCAGGCTCGGTATGTAGATGTGTTTTCAGCTGGTGATATTATATCTTTAAATATGGAAGTCAGTGTAGAAGAAGGAGCGAGTTATCCAACAATTGATGATGTAATAGCATATTTTGAAGTAGTATTTAATGATTAGGAACGAATTATGGCATACAAAAGTTTAATAGATTATTATGGCGGTGGAATGGTAAAGCCGTCTGACGGTTACCAGTTAGGCGGTCTTATCGCTGGTGCGGGACGGCAAAGAGGATATACCAGAGAATATAAAAATATAAAAGATTTAGCAGAACAGTCAGCAAAGAGAAGAGAGAAGGTCGGTGGTAACTGGTTAAGGAAACTTGCCGTTGGCACTGCCGGCACACTATTAGGCGGCCCTATGGGTGGTGGTGCGGCACTGGCCGCAGATCAGGCACTGCGAGAAAGAAAGTTTAAGAAGACTGATTTTGGTGGTGGTAAATATGCTCAAGACATTCGTGGAAAACTTGGTAAACAGGAGAAAGCCTTTAAAGAAAAGGGACTCATGAGGGTTGGTATAGCTGGCGTTGAAGGATATTTAGGTGGAAAAAGCGGTGGTACATATGGTAAGGCGGCTGGTGGTATAAAAGGTGGTATAGGACAGATAAAAGATGTTGCCGGATTTTTAGGAGAAGGCGGTACTTGGGGTGATGTATTAGGCGGTTATGCTCAGAAGATTGGAGAGTCGGGTGCGTTTGGAGATACTGCCATAACGAGAGGATTATTAGGTGCTGGGGCCAAGGCAGGTATTGCACCTACCGTTACAAAAGCAATGATAGCCGCAGTTCCAGACCAGCCCAGAGAAAAGATGGTTATCCCCGAAGGAAGAATGGGTGGTATAGATAGGGCTTTTGAATCTGGCGTTGATGCTTCTAGTTTTGCCGGCCCACAAGAATTACAGGGACTGTCACCAGAATTACAGCTTGGGGCAAGTGAGGGATTTGGTCAAAGAACATTAGGCGGTAGAGGTTTAGGAACTGGAGACTTTGCTTTAAATTTAGAACAGCCCCTGCAACAGCCTTTCGCCGGTTACCCAGCGTTAGCCCAACCTGAAACACCAGCTATTGCTATGGGTGTAGAAGAACCAGATATGTTATCAGACTATGATGAACTTTTTTCAGAGCCATATGGACAATCGTTTGGTGAAGAACTCATATCGGGACAATATAGTTATCCTTCGTATGGTTCACAAGTGCAACAAACACCAGAGTGGGCTGGAGGATTTAAAGGTGGTGGTTTGGTAGATTATATGATGCCGCAGGGTTATCAAGGTGGCGGACAAGTTGGTTATGCTACCGCTACAGACCCGCAACAAGCATTAAGACAAATGGGTATGGGTGATGTTGCCGATGATCCTGAGTTGGAAAAACATTTAGAAGACCTACCACAGTTTGGAATGGGTTATAAACAACAATTAGGTGATGTAACTGCTGGTGGACGAGCTGGATTAATGGATATATCACAGCAGGCTAGAACACAGCAGGCTGGAACCGGTTTTGCTGGTGGCGGAGCTGGTGCCGTAGGTCAGGCGCAATCAAGACAAAAACTAGAAAGAGGTGTTGCCACCGGACGTAGAGGTATAGTGGAAAGTTATCAGGCAGACCTATTAAGCGCCCTAGCTGATATAGAACAGAAAATAGGTGGCGACTTTACATTTGGTGATGAATCTAGGCCAACTTATGGTACTGGTTTAACTGGTGGTGAAGATTATGATCCTACCGCTACAGCGCCTCCGGGTTGGCCTTCTATGGGTGCTTATGATAATTGGGTTCAAGCTGGAAGCGATCCAAATACTGCCTCAAACTATGGGTGGCAGTCCACTGGGACTGGTGATACGCCGGGTGGATATAAACCGTAAAAGGAGTATAGAAAATGCCAAGTGAATATGAGATATATAGAGCATACGCTGGATTAAACAGACCGCAGTCTAAACTTGATTACTTTTTACAGGGAGTTGGGAAACTGCAAAGTATAGCAGAGTCCAATAAGCGTTTAGAGTTACAGGAACGGCGTTTAGATCAAGAGGATGAAAGGGCTAATGAACAGTTAGAGCTGGCGCGAACTCGAGAAGAAAGAATGCGGGAACAGTATGAGTATAATAAACAGAAAAATATAGAAGATAGAAAATTTAGTAAACAAACACAGGCGTGGAATAGTATATCTTCTTTTGCCGGTCAACTTCCAGAAGGGCAAAGATATAATTTTATGATGAAACAATCTGGAAATATTATGGACGATGACTTTATGCAAAGTCAAGGCATTTATGATAAAATGGAAGCATTTAAGGAAGCAGAAGAAGATGGCATTGCTATGGGTGATATGTATTTTAACATGAGAAATGAAGATTCTGCTGATAAAATTGAACAGTTTTTAAATATGGATGTAATAACAGATAACTCTAAGAAGCAGGTCTTACAAAACAGAGTAAATTCAATAAGAAAAAAAGAAAAGGAATGGGAACCATTTGATATAGACCTTCTAAGCGCTAAGAAGCAAAGAGACTATAAAAGTATAGTGGAAAGTTATAATAAAAAAAGTAAAGACCTTATGGAAGCGCAGTTGGCTAGAGGAGCCGATAAGGAACCAAATAAGCAAGAACGGCAATTAGCGGGGCAAGTGGAGGGGTTCAATAGATTAATAAAAGATTATGAAAAACAAGCCGCGACAGCTCCTTTACCAGTATTTAC